TTCTGGAATGGTATCAAGAATAAGGTATCTGATTTCCTTCATGAAATCGGTTATCGTATTGCTCCTAATACTAAAGATGTGAAGTATCTGCTCTGGTTGAGCAAGAACTTGCAGAAGAATCCGAATGATCCTTATTGGAAGCTGAGAGCCGAGGCGGTGAAATACCGTCTCGACCATGAGCGTATGCCTGCTGTCGTGGCGCATGATGGCATGTTCTACGGAAATGACGGAAAGGTTAGAAGTATGGATAGCCTTACCAAGGCTGAGTGGAATGAGGCTACAGATGGTGAGATTCACTTCCGTACTACCCCATCTGCCGGCACGGCACTTGACAGATACCACCGTTCGCTTGATGAACATGGCTATATGTTCACCGAGAGCTATATGGACAATATGCTTTCATTGAAGAAGTTGATGAATGCGATTGTGCCAGACAAGAAGATTGAGGATATTGCTTCTTCTGAGAATCCTTATATCTTGCAGAACACCATGCAGGGTGCGATGAGTGATGCGGCTCAGATGTTTGAGCGCAACGTGATGAAGCCTCTTGACAAGGCCATGGCCGGCGTACTTGATGCTTTTGACGGAAAGAATGATGATGAGAAGATAAGAAACTTCAATCTCTACATGATTACCAAGCACGGCTTGGAGCGAAACCGTATCTTGTATGTGCGTGATGCCTTGAAGTATATGCGCATGAACGAGAAGACAAAGAAGCTAGCTGATACTGTGGAGTTCGATTGGAACAACGAGAAAGCTACCCTTGACGAGAAATTGGAGCGTGGAGACATCGACTTGAAGACTTATTATGAGCGCATGGACGATTTCATCCGTAGCTACGTGGATAGTGACAATAAGTTTGATGCTGGCGAACATGACTATTCGGGTATTCACGCTATACAGGAAGTGGCCAAGTCTTCTGATCCTTACGATGATGCTGAGGCTATTCAGAGCGTGATGGATTCAGAAGCAAAGATGGAGAGTATCAAGAAGGGGTCTGTTAAGGACTATTGGGATAAGGTGAAGGCTGCCACCCAGTATTCCATTGATAGCGACTACAAGAATGGTCTTATCAGCAGAGAGCTTTACGGTCATGTATCTGATATGTTCAACTGGTATGTGCCTTTGAGAAAGTATGATGAGGCTACTGCAGAAGATACTTATGGCTACATTACTGAGCAGGGCGACCCGAAAAGTTACATCGGAAGCACGATCATGAGAGCGAGAGGACACAAGTATCTGAGCGAAACAAACGTACTGGCGCAGATTGGTGCAATGGGTAACAGAGCTATCAAGAACGGCGGTATGAATGCTATCCGTCAGGCATTTGCAAGATTCGTAAGAAACAACTCGAACAATAATCTTGTGACGGAGACTAGGGTTTGGTACGCCGATGACCCTATCACTCACACCACCGTGGAGCGTTACCCAGACATTCCAGAGGACGCTACGGCTGATGAAATCAATCAGATAGTAGCAGACTTCAATATGGAAATGAAGGATTTGGAATCAAAGGGGTTGGCGACAAAGGTGTATCGAAGAGGAAGAATCGGTTATAAGTTCCAGAGAGCGGAGAATAAATCGCAGCATATCGTAGATGTGAAGATTGCCGGCAAGACCCATTCTTTTGTTATCAACGGAAATCCTAGAGCGGCGCAGGCGTTGAATGGATTGCTGGAGAACTCGGGCGCAAAGGGTATCATGAAACCATTGAGTTCTATTTCAAGAATGATGGCCCAGTTGTGTACATCATATAACCCTGAGTTCGTGATGCGAAACATCATGCGTGATGCTGAGTTTGCATCGAGCAACGTTACTTCCAAGGAAGGTGCTAGATATGGTGCGCTCTGGGCAAAGTACTATGCTCAGTTGGGCTTATATAAGGGTGCTTCAAATATCAGCTTCAAGGATTTGAGCGGAACTACTGGCTTGGGCTTATTTGCCAAGTATCGTAACGGAACACTTGATACTTCTGACAAGGTACAGAGATATTTCAAGGAGTTCATGGAGAACGGCGGCGAAACCGGTTGGGTTCAGATCAAGAACATGCAGGACTGGACCAAGGAGTACAAAAAAGATGTGAAGAGCGAAAGAAGCAAAATTGACAAGGGCGGTGCTGCCCTTCGTGACTTCTTCTTCGGAAATCTGGCGAACATCAACGAGGTGGCTGAGAATATCGCCCGATTCGCTACCTATTGTGCGAGCCGAGACAGTAACCGCTCTATCATCCGTTCGGTCTATGATGCGAAGGAGGTATCTACCAACTTCAACCGCCATGGTAGCGGTGATGCCATCAAGAGCTTCAAGAACGGAGAAATGACTGGCGGCAAGGCAGCTGCAAGATGGGCTTACGGATTTACGGCTAGCTATCTGAGACATTGTTCTATGTTCTTCAATGCTGGTATTCAGAGTACAAATCTTCTTGTGAAGAACTTGAAGAATCATCCTGTAGGTACTTCTATCAATATGCTTGCCATTCCTTTAGCCCTCGGTGCGCTGGCTGCACTCGGAAATAATGTGCTGATTGCGAGCGAGGACGAGAAGGACAGAAAGGGAGTGAAGGACCCATACGGCGAGTTGCCTGATTATATCAGAAGAAACAATCTCTGTATATATAAAGGTGGCGGTCAGTTTGTTACTATTCCGCTTGCTATTGAGTTGAGAGCCTTTTATGGTCTTGGCGACTTGGCGGCTGGCTTGACCTTCTCGCCAAACGTGAGCGGACAGAAGAATCCTGCCTTGGATGCCGTAGGCTGTATGTCACAGCTTGTGCCGGTGATGGACTATCTCGGTAACTCTTCGGCTGGCAAGGAGCCATTGAATGAGACGATCAAGGCTATCTCTCCTTCTGCCCTATCTCCTTTCGTGGAATGGGAGTTAAACACCGACTGGAAGGGTGCGCCGATTGAAAGACGTGGTGACTGGAATGAAAATTCCCCTGCTTGGCAGAGAGCCTACAAGGGTGTTCCTGATGGTTATCTGGCTGTGAATAAATGGGTGAATGCACAGACCAACGATGTAGCCAAGGGTAATGAGGATATGCTGGGTAATAGTTTCCTGGATATGGTAACGAACCCTAGTATGCTGAATCACTACATCGGTGGTCTTGGCGGTGGTGCTGCTACCTTTACTGAGCGAGCTATCGGTGTTATTAAGCATGGAAGCGACACGGAAACCAAGGATATTCCTTTCCTTCGCTCTCTTCTTTATACGCCTAGTGAGCAGAGCAGTTTGCAGAGAACCAAGAGTAAGTGGTATAACTACAAGGACGAAATGGAAAAGACCCTGGCCAACGTGGACCGCCTGAAATCGAAGAACGTTCCGATTGACAAGAGAATCACGAATATCGGTGAGTATTATCACTTCCAAAACTCCAAGGAGGCTGCCAAGGTTAGAATCATCGAGCTGGCAGAGAAGCAGATGGATCGATGGAAGAAGATGAAGGGTAAGGCGAGCGATACCGAGAGCATCAACTTCGCTAATCAGAATATTGACAGAATCATGATGGATGCGGTGGATGATTTGGATAGATTGGAATAATATAAAAAAGGAGTGGGCGCAAGGCTCACTCCTCTCTTGTTTATAATCCTAATGCCTTTGTATGAGACATTTTGTTTTCTCCCTTTATCAGCTTTATTGCATCTGATTCATAGAAACATCTAGAACAGAAGCAATCAAAGTAAGGCGTATATGTATAGTAGTGTACTTCGTTTACACTATATCCTTTTTTTATTAATGGGCATGAACTATTTGAATGTATGGTTTGCTTGTGATTAGCCAAATCCCTTTCTATGTAAACGTAATCACCTAACCTAGTTGGCATTAAATGGTATACAACAACAAGAATCATCCCGAAGAATAATAATGCTAATACACGTACATGTAGCCTTTTTATTTTTTGAGCAAACCCCATATCATACATATCTGTCTTAGAAACTAATGCACTATTATTAGTCTTACCCACCGTACATATACGATATAACGACAGGCAGGCTAATATGAATAGCACGGCAAATACAATAATTGAAATAATTGTTTCCATACGCTATAAGCTTTATTTTTATGCAAAGGTAGGGATTTTTTTGATAGGTTGTATCGGGTTGATGGTGATTTCTGCACAGTTTAGATTTTTACTAAATAAATGAGCAGAAGGGGACTCAGCATAAAATGCTGAGGAACGGGGGCTAGAGGGGGCTTTTCTTGCTGGTGGCGGCTTGGCAGAGGGAGCCTAGGAGGTAGCAGGGTTCTTCGGTGTACATATTTATTAGGAACTGCTCGGATATGTGCTGAACTACATGGAGCATTTCGTGGGTGAGACTGTTTGTGTACTCCCCTTTTGAGGTGGTCCAGCCTATTACTACTATCGTTTTTCTGGTATCTATGTTGGAATAGGTGATGCCTTTGTTGGGCTGGCCTTCGAGCACGAGATTACAGGCATCTTCGAGAGGAATGCCGGCGCATCCCAAATCCCGAAGATGCCTTCTTACCTTCATGGCATCCTTTGAGTGAACATCGTACATTACATGTACTGTCCAGTCATACCTTTCCAAGTAAATCTCCTGTTCAGTCACTTTCTAACTTAACATTTAACATTCAACACTTAACATTGCTACAAAATTTCTTCCCAAGGAATGCCCACACCATTGAAAGATGTATCTGCATAGAAGCGGTTGAAGATGAAACCGTCCTGCTGATCCTCATCATCTACATAGTCTTTGATGAACTGGGCCATCTGCTTTTCTTCTGTGATAGACGAGCCGTAGAAATCAGCCAGACACATGTGTGCGATGTAAACTGCATCATAGCCCACATTATTCTCTAGCACGATATTGTTCTTCTTCAGAATGTCCTCAATATCATCCTTGCTCATCATGCGGATAGGCTTACCATTCTTCCGCATCTGCTTTACTGCCCACTCACACATCTTCTTATTGAAGTGCCAGCCATTGTAGCGAAGGTAAGCCCTCATTTCCTCTGGCTGATAATCGTAGGCGTTCAAAGATTGTCTGTATTTTCTTTCCATAATTTTTATATATTTAAGAAAGGGGTATGCCCACTTTTGAGCACACCCCAAACTAGTTAGTAATCTTCTCCGTAATCACTTCTGTAATCACGTCCACGGTCTTCACGTTGGCGCATGTCGTCGTACTCTTCATGCTCTCGCATACCACTTCTGCCTCCACGACCTCTGTAATCGGGCATGCGGTTGCGCTCGCCGTATCGGTCACGTCTGCCTTCACGCTTCATTTCGCCCAGGCAGTTCATCGCCTTATCCAAGTAGCGCAAGCCCTTCTCCACGTTCTCATACAAGCCATCAAACTTGTCTTCTGTAATCTCAACCATTATCATAATTCTAAGATTTTTAAAGTGAATAGATAGGAGATTACTTGTTTATTGCCTGTTGGAGCAATCCCATCATCTTGTCGAGCTTGCCCTCCATGCCAGAAACCTTGCCTTCAAGCTTGCTGATCTTCTCAGTCTGTTCCCTCTCCTTGGCTATCTGGGGGTTGAGTTGCAGTAGCATTCCCTCACAAGAATCAACGACTTTCTTGTGGTAATCTACGCTCTCCAGTATCGCCTTGGATTGTCTCAGCATCGTATCGACCTCTGCACTCATGGCTTCCTTGTTGTCGCTCACAACGAGATTCTTGTCGTTCGCTATCTGTCCGTTGGCAGGTAGCTGCTTGAAATCCACCTCCTCGTCGTTCAGCTTCACCTTCACATCAACCACAGTTTCCATAGGCTGAGGCGTGAAGCCATTGTTGAAGGTAGGGTATTTCGTCTGAGGATTGCTGACCGAAACAACCTGACCAATCTGCAAGTTCGGGTTTTCGCCCTTATCTAGGACATAGAATATAGAATTTGTTCTTAAACCTTGAAACATAATGTAATCTCCTATTATCTATTCTGTTTGTTAAACAATACCCGTCATTAGCTGAAGGGTGTTAGTGTCTCTCTCAAACCAGAGCTGAACGACTCCAGTTCCCGGCACGTCAGCAACCGTCAAAGCATCGCCATTAAATTTGGTTACGGCTTGGGTTACGCCGTTGGTTTCGAAAAGGATAGGCAGCGTACCTGTCGTTCCTGTCGGAATGGCCTGACGCAGATTTACGAAAATCGTACCTCTGTAGTTGGCATTCACGAAGGCGTGGTTTTTAAAGGTGAACACCACATTGGCAGTATTCACCACCACGCCTGTAGAAGCGATAGCCGCCGAACCGTTACGATTTACCCAAGTAAAAGGTCTTAACCATAACATAGCAGCCTCCTTTCTTTAACCCCAGAATCCTGCACCGTTAGCAGCATTCAGACCATACAGACCTGCCTGATAAGCCACGCAGTTAGGAACCGCAGTGAATGGGCTGTAAGGGGTGGTTACTGTCTCCGGCAGCTTGCACTTGATACCTGCCACCTCGTTCTGCAGACCTGCCAATACCTGATTGATTGGAGCTACAGCCTGACCAACGATTTGTGAAGTCATTGCGGAAGCTTTGAAAGTACTGTTCTCCTCACGCAGAGCATCAATCTTGTTCTGCATTTCGCGCATCTCCTGCTGCTTCTGACCGTCAACGATGGTCTGAGTGCTCTCCTTGATGGCGTTGTGCAAGTCGCAAGTCTGTCGCTGAGTCTCGTAAGCTACATTAGAGAAGCCACGCTCCTGACCGACAGCCACGTTGTTGATGGCATTCTGCAAGGCTCCAGTCTGCTGACACATCGCCAACTTGATATTGCCGTCCATGGCGGTAATGTTGTTGTTGGTCTTGCAGCAGCATTCTGCCAACTGGGTAGCGATAGCGTTGTTACCCTGCATGATGGCGGTCAATACCTGATTAGCAGTCATGCCCATCTGGTTGCCGACACCGCAAATCTCCTTGCTTACACCGTTGATGGCAGCGATAACGTTACCGGTAGTAGTGTTGAGAGCAGTAGCAAGCGACTGAACATCGTAGCCATTGCGCTGAACTGCCTGCATGATAACAGCCGTATTGGCATCGTTATTGAGCATAACGCCACCCTGTCCGTTAGGCATCAAGCAACCGCCATTGTTTCCACCGAAGAAGTTGCCTCTACCCATAAGAAGGAAGAGAAGCAAGATGGCAAACAAACCATCACCCCATCCGTTTCCATTGCCCTTGCCGTTGCAGAGAGCAAACAAACTTGGATCTACACCCTGTCGCTGCATAAGTGCTGGGAGCATAGCGAGAATGCTATTGAAACCACCGCCCTGGCTGGTTCCGTTCTCCCCGAATACGTAAGTTTTTGACTCACTCATAATAAAATAGTTTTATCCGTTTCGTTCACTATTGAACTTGGTGCAAAGTTACGAAGAAGATGAGGCTCTGCCTAACTATGCTCAAAATAAAGTTTTTATCGGTTATATGGTTGTTTTTCAGAGATTTATAATGAGTAAGATTATGCTCAACTATTTAGCACAATTCTAAACTAGAAAGAAAGTAAGCTTTTGCCGGTACAACCTATTGAAATTTTTGCTACTTTTGCAGGAAAAATCACTTATGGATGCAAGTACAATTATAGTAGTAATATGGGTAATTGCAACTTCTGCAATTACGATTTATGATATTCGTAAGGTCGCTAAGGCTAGCGATAGTGATATTCAATTCAACAAACGACTTTTTGAATCGTACGCAACAAACCTTTCTATTGGAGGTGTTCTTGGTACATTTATCGGCATAACATACGGATTGCTTAGTTTCGATTCTGATAATTTGGACACTAGCGTACCTCAACTTCTTGATGGACTAAAGTTTGCGTTTATCACTTCTATTGCCGGCATGTCTGCATCTTGGCTGGTAAACAAATGCGTTAATCAGAGATACGATAGTCTTGGGGTATCTGATATGACTACGGCAGCTCTCAATCTCTCCAAGAGTGTTGCAGAATTAAAAGCATCCATTGAGAACAATAACACAAAGGTTCTTGAAACAACCATGCAACAGATAGCGAATACTTTTAAGGAAGAAATGGGAAAGGTGTCTGCTGAACTATCTGGGTTGATGAAAAAACTTATTGATAAGAATTTTGAGGAGCTTAATAGTAGTATTAGCAACCTCAATGCCTGGCAGCAAGAAAACAAAACTGTTATGGATAAAATGTCGCAAACAAGCACTCAAATCATATCAGATTTAGATACAGCCTCCTACAGAATAAGCGAAGTTTCAAAATATATAGGTCAGCTCACTGCTCCTTGTGGTTACTTGGGACAATTAGTTAGTGATCTTCATTCCGCTATGTCTGATGACTCTAATTTTGTGGAAATATCCAATAATCTATCATCAGCTTGCAGAGATATTAATGAAAGTGTTACAGATTGGGGAGGTGTAATTAAAAGTCTTGATGATTGGTTAAAAACACAGCAAAACTACAAAAATAATATCGAGAACCTTATCATCAAGCTCGATGAGCTGAATAAGCAAAGAGATTATAATGATGATTTTTGGCAGACTACTCGCCAAGGAATGAATGATGCTGCTGGTATCATCGGAAAGGCAAACGAAAAGTTGAAAAAGGATTTGGCATATTTGGATGAACAATTCTATGAAAGACTGAATGCAACTCTGTCAAATCTTGATGATTGCATCAAAGCGTTCATACGTAAATAATAAAAAGCATTGATATGAGTAAGCAAAACGTTTGGTTACATGTTTCGGACTTAATGACAGGATTGACGGTAATCTTTCTGTTTATTGCAGTTGCATATATTAGAAAGGTGCAGCAAAGTACATCTGTACTGTCTGATTATGTTGAGACTAGAAATAGAATGCACGAAAAGCTGGTGAAAGAATTTGCAGGAGATACAGCAAAGTGGGAAATGAACATAGGCAAGGATTTGTCTATGAAATTCAGAAACCCTACTACCCTATTTCAATCAGGATCGTCTGAGATTACTCCTCAGTTCAAGGCTATATTGGATAAATTCATTCCAAAGTACTTCAATATTCTACTGAATGATGAGTTGATGTACAACATTGAAGAGGTAAGAATCGAGGGACACACGGACGATGTGCCTTATCCTCAGCTCAACAAAGATCCATATCTTGCTAATGTGATATTATCTCAACAAAGGTCATTGAGTGTTCTGGCTTATATCCGTAGTATGCCTTTCTTTAGGAATCTAGACAAGGATCAGAAGAAGTGGCTAGAGCATTGGATAACCGCCAATGGACTTTCTTTTGGTAGGTCGTTGGATAAGAATGGAGTTGAAACTTTTGCTTCTGGTGATTCTATTGATAAAGAGAAATCAAGAAGAGTGGAGTTTCGCATTATCACCACTGGAGACGAGATTTTGGAGAACTTTGTAAATAAAAACAAATAGCTATGGATAAAAAGTTATATTCGTTTGAGAAGCTGGAGCGTCTCTTAAAGCGATTGGGAATCCCTGTTTATCATCAGAATGGCTATCTGCCTATCGTGAAAGAACTGTCTATAGACGAGCAGTTGCATAACATTCGCTTTACAGAAGAGGGCGTGGAATATACAGACGAAAAGGGAAAGGTCTGGCTAGGATTTGTTTACAAAAAGCATTTTGCCTTCACTAAATCGGGTAAGAATAATACACCACGAATGCACCTTTGCCATTGTGGTGTTACCGACACCTGGGGTGAAGAAGCCTATATGTTTGCCAATACCTTGCCTATCAACGTATATAACTCTTCTAATGACAATGCTCCAAAAAAGCTATCTAATATAAAAATGTGCGGCAACTGCATTCCAATCAGAAGAAATATGGGGTGGAATAATTATAAGGATGCAAAAGAATACATAGCCTACATTAAGAGCAATTATAATGTAGAAGAAGAAAGTTATGTAAACCGCTGGGGGTATACGAAAGACTGGCATAAAGTTAGACATGATTACATCTTGGGGCATGATTATACCTGCGAGCGATGCGGAAGGAAGCTGCAAGGTACCTTTCTCCAGTCTTGCCTATACGTCTATCACAAAGACAGAGATTTATCTAATAATAAGGAAGAGAATCTTCAATGCTTATGCGTGGATTGCTATATGAAGGCTCATGGTGTGAATGAAACCGAAGAGTTGAGAAGCAAGTCCGATTCACTACGTGCTTACCTAAACAGTTAATTCTATAGGAGTAGCCGACACAAGCCAGAACAGTTACCATTGTTCCCTGACGAGGAATAAAATACATCTGTGAGAATATTGATTAACAGAAAAAGCTAGGTAGATTCATAAGTTCTACCTAGCTTTTTTTTTAGAATTTATAAACTCAGCGAGTTAGAGTTTAAATAAAATCACCTTCTAAAAGCTCATCTATTGTGTAATTTCTGAAACCCTCTTCTTTAAGCATATCAATATAGTTTCTCCATACTGTATCATCAGTCATATATCCACCATATTGTGTGCCCCAACCGTGAAATCCCATTACGAATATTCCACCTTTTTCTATTGCCTGTTTAGCGCAAGCCCTTACAGTTGGAACAAGTTCATTTAAATCACCCTTAAAACTGCTGTCAAGACCAGAGATATTCAATAATCTTTCCATTCCTTTATATGGATAATACAATAAGCATTTTCCTTCAGCTTTCGATGGTTGTATATAACTAGACCAATGATGATATATCATTTGAGCTGGGCTACGCATATACCCTTGATACTTATCATTATCAAAAGCAGCCGATGGATTTGACAGCACTTTTGCTCCACGTATGAATCCATGTTTTACCATAAATCTTTCTGATTTACTTACTTGTTCAAAGACTTCTTCCTTTGATTGACCTCCGTATATCTGATGGTTCCATGTGTGATTAAAGATAAAATGTCCTTGTGCTGCTGATTTATATATTTGTTCTAACGTTCCATGATTACTACCACCTATCCAATTTGGAACAATAGATAAATTCAATGGTATCCCTTTTTCATAGGCATAATCTGCCATTGAAGGAACGTTTGGATTGTAATTATCTACAATCGTCAAAATACCTCCATTACTCATTTTTTCAAGAACATCAAAAGTGCCAATAAATACATCTAATATAGAACTTGCTGCATTATTCAGATTTATTCCTACATGAGTTACCTTTGTCACATCAAAGTTTTCTCCTATATTTGATGATGCCAATGGTATATTTAAGCAGAAATGGAACACACCTCCTCTGATATAGGCAGGCATTTCGCTGTTATATGCATTATTTAGTTTTATATATGCTCTGTTACTATTATCTAATTTATTGTTTGAGTATAATGAAATGTTTATAATTCCAAGATTTGTAACATTAAAGTCCAAAGGTATTTTTATAGAACCACGTAGAACATTATAAGTCATATCTATCTCTGATGATAATTTTCCAATGAAAATACCACCATCTGTTTTGTTGGATGTATTATTGCTCTTTACCAGCAGCATCTCATTATATACCCCATAAACTTCATCATATACTTTCTTTGTGGTTTCAATACTGCCGTAACTGTTTTTCGTCTCCCAATTATCAAAAGAAACAGTTGCCAAAGAAGGACGATTTTGAGTTTTCAAACACAAAGGGGCATTATTGTAATTAGACCACCTGCTTAATATTTTCCCCTGCTCTGCTGATAATGCTTTAGCAGAGCCTCCATCAGTTAAATTATTGACAATTTCCAATTCAGAGATATTGCCTGAATATCCACTATTTCCCTGCTCTCCTTTATCTCCCTTTGGTCCTTGTGGACCAGTCAAGCCAATATTACCTTTAGGACCAGTTTCTCCAATCTCACCTTTTTCACCTTTTATTCCAGAAAAAGCAAAATTAATTCCATCGCCATTAGATTCAACATTTATTGCTGGATTTCCTACAGTATTATCAACACTGGCAGTTACACTTGGCAATGTTATTTTATTTTCAATTAATTCACCCGATTCCTTATCAAAGATATAAGTTTTATTATTATATATACAAATTGTTGATTTTGAATTTGGCAATAACTCTAAAGTCTTATCTCCTTGCAATACAACTTTAAGTTTTTTATGTAATGAAGAATAATATATATCATACATACTTAATGAACTTGAGTTTGTAATACTCTTTATTTCAATTATATGATTCATAAGATAAATATTACCTTCAATAACTCTCAGAAAAATTCCGTTTAATTCAAGCAAATTATCCTTTGCATAATTTAAATCTGAAAATCTTTCTACATTACCTTCATTACTAATTCCTTCGCAATACCTTAAGTTTAGTGATAATGGATTCAACATTATATCACCCTTTTTAAAGGTATATGCAGCAAGATCGTCGGAAGATTTAGCAATCGCTTTTAGTTTAATAACACCAGTATTATATGAAATCTTATACAATTCCTTAGACTCATTAATGCCAATAACATTATTCTCCTGATTGTTATCAAAGTCATGAACAACGTTATTCTTGTCTAATTTGTCGTTTTCCAATGTTGAGACTTTGTTTTCTACATCACCAATACTACCAGCAAGACTACCATCTGAAGACTTTATCGTAATGTGTACTACAGTCACAGTTGAGCCTGTACGTAAATAATTTGCATCAATAGAAGGTGTGAAAACTGCATCCGCACCGACAGATGGTTTAGGTACTTCTTCAACAACTTCCCCATCAGGTGTTAGTCTTGTTGCCCAAACTGAGTCGCCTAAATCTCCATCACAACTTATAGTGTATTTGTTTCCTTTAACAAATTTACATGGAGTAGATATTCCTGATATTGTGGATGTCTCAAAATTTATGAATATTCCATTCAATTCATTATCTAAGTTGCTGAGTTTAGAACTCACAGCTTTCTGAGACATTACTTTATCCTTTGAATCACCGAGTTCTTGGGCGATATTCTCTGAATTGAACTTTTTAGCCAGTTCTGTATTTACTCTTTTCTGCTCTGTCTGCATCTTAGAGGTGACATCATCGGAATTGGCTTTCTTGTCAGCAAGTTCATCAATGGCTCCTTGGGCAGTGACTGCTGTCATGCCACTGATCTCGTTGCTATAAGATACGGCATTGGCAGTTGAGGCTCCACCTGTTGCAACAATGTCTTTGACGGCATTCTCTAGCTGATGGGTCTTGTCACCTATCTGTTGGACTGTTTCCTTATCTCCATCCATGAACACCTCCCTTGCGGCTACAGCCTTCCCTTGTTTAGTTGCTGCATGTATCGGGGCTGTTAAATTAATATTTTCTTCTGACATATCTTTTAATATTTACGATATTACTAAATTCCACGTATTTGCAGTGAGAGGATTGATAGTTCTGTATGCCTTGAAGTTTCCTAGGCTATTGGTAATATCCTGAGGAGCAGACAAAGGAACATCGAATCCAGCACTTGTTACACGGCTGATTGATAGATAACTAGGTACTACTAGCCAGATGTAATCATTATCCTTGGTTGTTACTTTCGGATTGAACGATACTCCTGTGGCTGATACCTTGCTGAGTGTATTGAGGATTTCAGCGGTCATGGTGTCTGCTGAGTTTCCTCCAAAGTAGCATAGATAGCGAGTCTGAGATGTACTCTTGCCAGTTCTGCCTTTCTTGGTTACTACAAACTTAAAGATTTCTCTTGCTCCTTGTATAGGTGTTGTCAAAGAGCCGTTAGCAACTGGAGTGCTAGCGATAATGCCAATTTCCATGTCCTCGTTAATTCTCTTTGATACTTCCAATGTATCAGGCACAAGGGGCTTGTTGTCGCTTGAAACAGAATAACGAACTTCTCTCTGCATAGTGTCTACATTCGGAATAATGGTGAAACCTAACGTGATAGGATAAACCGTATCATTCAGCTTGGCTAGATTCTCATCAACGTCCTGAATCATTCCTACAAGTTCATCAGGAAGACCAGTTGCAGATTCTATCGCCTTACGAAGTTCTGGGTCTAGCTTATCCTTTTTCAACGTTCCGTCTGCAATCTTATCGTTGGTGATAGACTTTCTTGCTACCTTTTCCGTTGTTACAGACTCGTTGGCAAAATGCTTGGATTCCAAGGATGCCTCACGAACTACTCTACCATCTACAGACTGATCTCCCAGCTTTGGGTTGGTGATAGCCTTCTCCTCTACCTTCTCTGTAGTTACGGCCCTGTCGTCGAGCTTCTCGGTGATGATTGCCTTATTCTTGACCTTATCGTAGGTGACTGCCTCGGGGGAAAGTTTGGAGTTATCTACCGACTGGTCGGCGATTTTCTCCTTGGTTACATTCTGATCAGCAATCTTTGAAGTTGATACGGCTCCATCGGCAAGCTTGCTTGTCGTAACGTTCTCGTCGGCTATCTTTTCTGTCTTGATGGCTCCATCGGGAAGCTTGTCTGTGCTTACCGCACCTTCTGCCAACTTCTCGGTCGTAACATTACCGTCACGAATTTTGTCTTTCGTGATGGCTTGGTCATTGATGTCGTCTGTTTTCATCATCGGCACCATACCACCTATTTTTATATCGTCTCTAAATGTAGGCATATTTAATTTCTTTTGGTTCTGATGAAGTGAATATCTGAATCTTTACGGTCTCTGGGATAACTCGCATACGAAGATAGAACTTATTTGTGTTCTTGTGGGCACGGATGGGAACTCTAGGCTTCTTACCGTCGCCTTTATCTTGCCGGATGATGAGTTTGCCAGGGTGTTTGAGCGTAATCATCAAGTAGATGTCACGATGAAGAGTAATCTCTGGTGATACCCATGCAAGCTCTTCCTCATTATAATTCGTTGATACATACTCCATTTTGTACAGTTAATAATTAAAAGTTAATAATTAATAGTCTTCCTATCCTACTACTTTGTGCTAACGCCTAGCTGCTGCAAGGCTATCGTGTACATCTGATTTGCCTTGGTATCATCGTAGGCTGAGAGGAGGAGAAAGGCGAGATAGTAGATGAAGGCATTCGAAAGTTTATCGGGGATGGCTACATCGGTTGTATCTGATGTTATGCTCACATTCTTTGGAACGCCTACAAAGGAAATGACGGCTTCGTCTGGTATTGGCTGCAAGAGGATGCGGATAGGATTCTCTCGCATGATTGTTGCCAAAGGACGGTCTGCGGTTCCCTTTGCTGTATCATCGAACATCATAAGAGCCTCATCGTCTGTATCTTCTACTGGCGTTACTGCCTTGAACCAGCCTTCGCCACGAACTCGGGAGATATTGATAACCTCGGTATCGCTAGGCATCTTAATTGCTCCAATGCCTCTTGTTTCGTCAAAGCTTTCTACCTTAATGGTTGAAGTAGTCGTTGCATCTACCTTCTTGGAGTCGGATAAGACAGGCGAAGATGCAGCAGTAATGGCGATCCAATGCAGGGCATCGTTTATCTTCGACTTGATGATGTTGTCCATATACAAATCATCCTTCTCATCGGTGATTTCTGATGTGTTGTTGGATTCCTCGTCTATGCACCAACGTACTGCCTTTATGATGTCTTCTACCTTCATTTCACCTTATTATATATTATGGCTTGTGATTTGGGAAAACAAAGTTGTGTTTTGTTGCCCATTCCAAAGCACTAGCTAAAGTCTTGAACTGTCGGGAACCCTCACGCTTGTCTTCCTCGTTGACGAAAGCAATTAAGTCTTCATCAGAAACTACCGAAGCAACCTCAATAGGTTCCTTTTTATTTTCTTCGGAAGATTTCTCTTCCAGCTCTGCAGCCTTCTTCAATTTATCCTCAAGAGTTTTCTCTGAACGGATAAGCTTAACGAGACCCTGTTTGAAGAGATCGCTGCTTTCAAGCAAATTCTGAGCGTACTCATTCTTCAAGATAATTTCCGGCTTCTGCTTGGTAATCACATTACCACGCTCGAAGTTGTAGCGAACTGTTACGCCATTCTTGCCTTGAAGAATATGGCTTACAGAGTTTCTATTTGCATTATATCTATATACCTTAATCATATTTGCTAATTATTTATTTAGAACAACAGGTGACCGGCACGAAGCCAGTCACTTGTTATTCGGTGTATTACACTAGGCTGCAATAAGCTGACCTGAGAAGAGTTCCCATTTACCGTCCTTGTAGATATAAACATTCTCCTTCTCGTACTTGGTTGTACCACTACCAGCATTTGGAGCCTCGTAATCGGCTGTCAAAGCGACAATCATACCATCACGAGGAGTCTCTGGCAACTTGCTCATGGAGATAATGTTGTTGATAACACCCGATGCGCCAAGTGTAGAAATCTTATTCTCTGGACCAACAAGAATGCTGTTGTAGCCACGAAGAGCAACGCAATCAGCCTCCCAGTGCATGTAACGCTTAGCCAGACGTGGATCGTAAGCATCCTTTGACAAGTCGTTAGTGCGCTCCTTGCTCTTCTCCTTGACGTAGTGACGAGCACCCTTGAAGTCAGCACCAATCATGCAGTCTTCCAAATCCATGTAGTCGAGCGTGCTATCCCAAGCGAAGTTGAGAGTACCATAGCTACACTTAAACTGGTTGAAGGTGATATCGAACTCCTTAACTGTAGAGAACATGACATCGCGACCCTTAGGAAGTTCAATCTTCATGAGTCGCTCGACAGCGTTCTTTCCACAGAAGAGATACATGGTATCAGACTCGGCGAAGTCGGTGAACATCAGCTTAGCGATAGCGATAAGGTCAGCGAAGGTATAGGTGTCGCCGATACCGTAAGAGTTGGTGAGCTGGTTGATGATACCCTCGGCAGAGTAAGCGTACTCCTGAGCACCGTCCTTGGTCTCCATGAGGAACTTCAACTTAGTACCATAGAGGTAACTGCGCTCCTGACGAAGCAAGAACTTGGTGAGAGCATCTTCTTTCATGTCGGCAACGGTATGAGGCGCCTTCTTCTTGATCTTCTCGAACTCCTCGGTGAAGATGATAGAGAATGCACGCTTCTGCAAATAAACCTCCTCTGAGCGAGGCTGATAGTTCTCTGGTGGAACGTTCATCTGGCTCTCGGAGAGGATGGTAGAAGCACAGAGGATGCGGCTATTAGCTGGGATAGCTGGGCAGCCCATCGAGTCGAGGGTTTCGCCAACAGTGCCTTCGGTCTCAGCCGGACCATTAAGAGCCTGCAAAGTAACCTCATCTTTTGTCTTCTCAATAACCAAGAGATTCAATCGACCGCTAACCTTGGTCTTAGAACCACGCTCGTAACCGGCAACAGAAGGAACGATAACGGTACTACCCTTGTAGAGAGGAAGCAGAGAACCCGAGAAGTTAGCCTTTGTAAGCTTGATAGTGCCACCAGCTGCGGCAGCTTCAATCTGCTTAGTAACAACACCATCGAGGGTATCACCACCGACACGGGCATGCTTCTTCTCATAGCCGTTACAAGGCACACTCTTGGTAATCTTACGGATAATCTGGAGCAAAGGAGTGCGGAAAGGACGATATTTCTCTACCTCACTATCCCAATCCTCCTCGGCAAGACCTCCCTTGCGAATCTGGGTTGCAGAAGCCTGTGTGCCGGTCAAGTCCTGACCTTCTACCTTACCGCCTGGAGCCAACCGGTCTGACTTATCAGGATCAACAGGCTCAGTTGCCGCATCAGCCTTGGTTGAAGGCTCGTGACCCTCATCGCCAATCTGAGTAGTTGGCTCTGCGGTATCAGCCATAGCGAGAACGCCGCCGCCAGTAACCACGGCAAGAAGCATCAGAATCATCTTGAAGATGAACTGACCGCTCATAAAATTCTTAAAACAATCTTTCTTCATTTTATACATATATTTATTGATTAATATTAATAAGTGAGACCTTCGAAGAATCCGCTCTTCGGCTCATTCTTCTTTTTGATAGGTTTGTTTCCAGCACCCGAGCTAGAAAGCGAAGGAGGAATACCTTCTGTGCTAGAAGAGCGAACCTTATTCTGAATCTTCTCGTTTCGGGCTTGCATAGCCGCCTCGTCGCGCGCCGAAGTGATGTCGGAATCGTAGTTATTGGCATTGTGGAGCATCTTCCAAATATCATCTGAAATGTCGCCACTCTCTACCTTGTCGTGAATCTCGTAAATCTGGGACCACATATCCTGTGCATCATCGGGATAGAGCTTCATCAGGCGTTCAAGCGACTTGCGCATGTTGGCAGTAACCTTCTCGGTAGCCTCGTTCTGTTCAGCCACGTCCTCGTTGTGCTTGGCGAGAATCTCAGCGAGTTTCTTGCCGCCTTCGGGATCATCAAGCAACGTCTTTACATCAATACCCAAGCGAGCCATCGCATCAAACGGATTGTCGTCCGGATTTTTCTCCATATCCATCGCCAGAGCAGCGAGCCACTTGTGCTTATCGAATACTTTAGACAATGCCTTACCGCTCTGTTCGTACTGTCCGAGCAAATCAGCATCATCATTCATTGCCGCATAACGAGCTTCCTTGTCTTCGAAGTCGATGTCAGAATGGCGATTAGAGAAGCGCTTGGAGAAAGCTGTGCGATTAGGGCGCTCATCTACAGACGTTTCATCTGTAGCAGCCTCAGCAGGTGGAGTCTGTTGTGCGCCACCTTCCTCATTCATCTGTGCTAATTCTTCTTTTGTCATATCTCTATACTGTTTGAAACTTTTCGGCAAAAATGCAAATAAATTGAAGAAGTTTTGCCGTGCTCCAACCTTGTGCTTGGTGGTTGGTTGGAACACGGCAAAGAAAGCCATGTTTTTGCCTATTTTTGCGCCTATAATTAATAATGTATAAGAAAATGGTAAAGGCAAGAATACAGACACTTAGCAAAGTGATGCCTCAACATAACAAGTATGACTCGGTTAAGGCTCGCAAGCGAAGACAAGAACACGGCAAGGATGAGGAGTTACTCAGCCGATGCAGAAATGCTTGGAACAACTTGAGCGGTGTGCGAGAAACGAGGGCGAGAACGATGCGCTACTGTATGGGCGACCAATGGAGCGACACCATCAGAGTATACCATCATGGTTACTGGGAGGAAATGACGGAGCGCACCTATATGGAGAAGCGCAACCAGACACCTATGAGCAACAACATCATGGTGAGCATACTGGAATCTATTGCCGGTCTTTATGCCAAGCAGGGAACGGAACCGGTCTGCTTTGCAAGAGACAGCGACTCTCGGCAACTGAGCGACATGATGAGTGCCACGATGCAATGCAACTGGCAGACAACGTACATGCAAGATGTGCTGAACCACGCCATTAAGGACTATCTTATGGGCGGTCAGATGTTTGTCAGAGAGAGTTGGGAGGCGAAGGAACTTGAAATGCCCGACTCATGGACAGACGCGATGGAACCCGACCACATGTTTTTTGAATGCGGCAGCGACCCACGACACAACGACGTGAGTCTTATCGGTGTGCTGCATGACGTGAGCCGAGAAGACTTGTATCAGAAGTTTGCCAAACAGGAATATGGGCTTACAGAAGAAGATCTGAACGCCATCTTTGATATTTATCCTTCGGACGATAACAGCTACGGCTATGAGTTTAACGAAGAAAAGGCGTTGGATAATCTCTCTTTCGACCATACCAACAAGGGAAGACATTACTCTAGAGTGATTGAGGTGTGGACCACGGAAACCAAACCAATGCTGCAATGCTTTGACCCTATTGCTCAAAATGTAAATGATGCTTATTTTAGGGTAGATCGTAATGATACGGCTATGATACAAAAGCTGATAGATTTAAACAATAGGCGTAAAGAGCAGTATGACGAGGCTGGTGTGCCGGAGAAAGATAGGGCGTATATCACCAGCAAAGATACTTCCAGTAAGTACTGGTATTATACCTACATGGCGCCAGACGGAACTATCCTCTGCCAGGGCGAAACACCATACGATTATAAGAGCCACCCTTTTACGATGAAGCTCTATCCGTATATCAACGGAGAGATTCATCCATTCCTTGCCAACATCATAGACCAACAGCGATACATCAACCGACTGATTGTGATGAACGACATGGCCATCAGAAGCAGTTTCAAGGGATTCAAGATGATTCCTACAAATGTGCTTAACGGCAGAACACCAGAGCAGTTTATGGAAGAGGCGGTAGAGTATGACGGATGGATATTCTACAAGCCATCGGTGAAGACACCGAATGCGAAACCAGAAATTATCACATCGAATGCCGTGAATATCGGTACGAATGAACTCTTGCAGATAGAGCTAAACCTGATTCGAGAGGTTACCAACGTGAGCGGTGCCTTGCAGGGTAAGACTCCATCGGCAGGAACTTCGGCAGCCAGATATGCACAGGAAAGTCAGAACGCAACCACGTCTCTGTATACCATACTGGCAGACATGGACGTGTTTACGGAGAAGCTGGCAACCAAGAAGTGCATGACTATACAGCAGTACTACGAAGACGGAAGAAGAGTTTACGACCGGAACTTCAATACGGTTTACAAGTACGACCGACTTTCGGCAAGAGATATTCACTTCAAGATCAGCATCAAGAATGCAGCAGCTACAGCAGCCTTCAACACGATGCAGAACGATACGCTTGACAAGCTTCTTGAAATGGGCGGTATCAACATCATCCAGTATCTGCAGAACCTCAATGCACCATTTGCAGACAAGTTGCTTGCCAGCGTACAGGAGCAGCAGGCCCAGCTTGAACAGATGTATCAGCAGCAACAGGCAATGGCTCAGCAGCAAGGCGGTGGTCAGGTAGAGAACGGAATTGTGCAGGGTGCAGACCAGAATGCGGTAGCACAGGCACAGAGTGCATTAGGATATAACAGAGCAGCATAAGGTATGGCAGAAGAAACAAAATTAGTAACAATCAGCATGGAGTCCATCGAAGGTGATGTGACGAAGCAGGTTTCAGTTATCGCAAAGAGACAGAAAGACAAGGATGGTGTTTCTCTGTTTGGAAGCACGACCCTATCATCTGTAGAGAAAATGGTGATAAGGCAATACATCGAATCAGCAGTTCGAAGTTTTGCCGGCGAAATGGCACCAGTAGTAAAAACCTATCTGGATTCTTCACTTCCTGCATCAGTAACTTTCAATGTGACCCGACTGAATGAAGGACACAAGAATGCTTTCGAAAGTTGCTTTATGGGATATGTAAGGGCGTACACAGCCTACATGGTGCTAACTTTGAGCAGTACAGAGCAAGCAAAAGTGTACTCAGAAGAAATGAATATGCACTTGAAGGCAGCAATACAGCTTGTATTCGACAAGACGCCGCCTACTACATCAGTAAAGACATTGAAAGACATGACTGGTTCCATAGAGAACGAGCCACAGTTAGAAACCATTAAACAAGGATAAGCTATGATTATAAAATTTCAAATTATCAAATCGGTAGTGATTGAGGCAGTAAAGTCGACAACCTACCTGAAAGCGAAGATAGACAGTTCTACTGACGAAAGAAACATCAAGACTGGTTTTCAAGAGGCAGCAGGTGACGATGAGGTACATGAAAGAACGCTTACGCACGACTTTCAGACTGCCTTAGAAATGACAAAGACCATTCTTGCAGAATATATCGTTCCTACTGCACAGACAGTAGGAGACAACATCATCTACTACAACGACAAAGATGATGATATAGTAGAATTTGTTCTGAACGCCTCACGAAGATGTAACGGAACGCTGACCGATACTCTGGCACGACTGGTAGCAAAATACGTTGAGGACTACATGATTTATCAGTGGTGGTTGAAGACTACCAATCTGAAACAGGCAGAGCCATATCAGGCTACACTTGCACTAGACGAGCAGAGCATTAGAAGATGTTTCGTTCTGAGCGGTCCGGCAGTTCCTACTGTTCCTTACACCCAACATCTGACCGCCAAGGTGGACGGAAGCGAAGAGGACGGAGCAGTAACCATACGTATTGACGATATGGAAGTTACCCTATCCTACTCTATTGACGAAGGAACCATTGATGATATTGAGGCAAAAAGCAGCGACCCGAGTATACTGGAAGTACACAGAAGTCAGGAGCCACATGCCTTCTGGCTGAAGCCTATCAATACAGGTGTGGCAATTATCACTCTATTCTCCAGACACAGCGACAAACTGGAAGTGGAAGTAGAAGCAACCGTAGCAAAGGAGGTATAAGATGGAGTTTAACAAATTACACCCAACACATTTTATCCGAGAGAGAGGATGGAAGCCCGAGCCAAATCCTTTCTTGCCGAAGCCACGAAGAGCAGGGCACGGCTATTGGGATAAACACATCTTTATCTATGCCACCCAGCTCTGGTATGATATTGATGCAAACACCAACATGGTAGGACGAGCACGACGGAACATGAAGGACGCGCAAGGCGAAGACATTCCGACAAGCGAGAACGATCAGGAACGTCCGCTCTTTTACCGTTGGTTTGACAAGTATATTAATAAGGTGGAAGCGAATCTGTCTGCCTATGTAATGAAACCAGAAGGAAGGGTAAGAGATAATGCCCTGAAAGAATGGGATGAGAAGGAGATATGGTTGAAATTTCCCGACTACTGGGATGATACCAAATATGATGCACTCGTCAAGCTGATACACGACTATATCGTGACCGGTGCGCTATACGAATACTTTATGCGCACATTGACAAGCAAGGACCCTCTGACGATAGACCAGTTGAACCAACTGGACGAACTGGAGATAGACATCATAGACTGCGCCAACTCTACCAAGCCGGGCAGCATGATTCATACTCTGAAACCCTTCGGATAATAAAAAGCGAGCGTATGGAAGATTTTGAAATGGATGGATTTAAGTCTGTAAGGGAGATACAGAAAGAGAAGAAGGAGAAGGTAAAGAAACTTCTCCCTGCAAGAAAGAGTGCCCAAAAGGAATATATACGTGACTGGCTGGCAAGGAGCCAAGAGCAGTTTGAGGATTGTATGAACCAACTGGCAGAGTATGATCCTAAGACATACGTCACCATCTACAAAGACCTTACCAAGCACATGATACCAAAGCAGACAGAAGTAAGCGTTACCCACGGAATAGATGCAGACTTCAAGCAGCTCATGGCACTTGGTATGACAACCGTAGAAGATGAAGACGAGGCAGACGTACTGGATATAAGCAAAGCACCCGAGATACAGGATGCAGATTTTGAGGAACTAAACGATTTAACGGATGGCTCTAGTAACTGAACAGGAAATAGATAATCTCGTAGCGGAAAACCAGAAGCGATACGATGAGATTTATGGCACCTACGACCCTATGACGGGCGAAGGATGCTATAACTTTGAGCATCGTGTGCTGATAGAACTATCCGATTTCTTCATTCCCAAGATGTGGGTTCCGAAGAAGACCGCCAAATCTGTTCTGTTCAGAGGTCTGAGAAAGATGGGCAGTCTGAAAGACTACATCAACTACGTGCTGCACCAGAAGGATGATGCCCAGCATTTCCAGATGCTTACCTTTGCCATCTGTAGGGTGAGGTTCATGGAAGACCCCGAGTTTGCCCTATACGTGACCGATAAGATTGAGGATAAGAAGACCGGTAAGATGATTCCTTTCAAGCTGAACTATCCTCAGAGAAAGCTACTGAAGATTATGGAAGACCTGCGGAATGCCCACAAACCGGTGTTCGTGGTTATTCTGAAGGCACGTCAGTGGGGCGGCTCTACCCTATCACAGCTTTACATCAAATGGATTCAAGACTACAGGCGCGATGGTTGGAATGCTATTGTGCTTGCCCAACAGAAGAATACCGCCAAGAAGATTAAGGCGATGTACCGAAAGGCTTTGGAGCGGCAGCCTGGGTGGACCGTGGGGCATCAGGGCGCAAAGATCCAGTTCTCGCCATACGAAAATTCTCCTGACGATTTTCAGGTAACAGATGGTGTGAAGGCAATCAGACGAAGTACGCTGACGGTAGCATCATTCGAGAACTTCGATTCTGTGCGTGGTAGCAACTTCCACTGCGCCCACTATTCGGAGGTGGCCTATTGGAAGAAGACGCCAGAGCATGATCCTGAGGGTGTGATTTCTTCTATATCCGGTGGTATCGACCCATTGGAAGACAACGTGGAGATATTCGAGAGTACCGGTAGAGGTAACTCTGGTTTCTTCTACGACAAGTGCCAGTTGGCAATGGACCCAAAGAATAATGATGCTTATTCGTTCCTCTTTATTCCTTGTTTCTTCATCGAAAAGGATATGACTCCTGTAGAGAACAGAAGAGCATTTGCCAAGTGGCTTTTGCAGAACAGAGACCGAAGCACCTGTCCGAAGGGCTATCGTGAGACAGGAAAGTTTTTCTGGCGAATGTGGCAGAAGGGTGCTTGCTTTGAGGCGATAGAATGGTACAGAAACTACAGAAACAAGTTCACTACCCATGCGGCATGTGCTACCGAGGCTCCTATTGATGAGGAAGATGCGTTCAGAAACTCTGGTAGACTGGTATTCAATCCTTATTCTATAGACGACATGCAGGCTTTGTATAAGCAAGACCCTAAGTTTACTGCCGACATCATAGTGAACATCAGCGTGAAGGATGATAACACCATTCCGAACTCGAAGGTGAAGCTGAGAGACGATGGAGAGGGAGACTTGAAGATTTGGGCTGTGCCAAACTGTCTGCAAGTGGAGAACAGATATTTGGTGAGCGTGGATATTGGCGGTAAGAGTACGACATCGGACTATACCGTTATGACCGTGATAGACCGATTCGGTATGATTCCTACGGTGAAGGGCAAGCCAAAGGTGGTAGCGAGATACAGAGGACATGTTAGGCATGATAAACTGGCATGGATGGCTGCTGCCCTAGCCCATTATTATGATGATGCGCTTCTGGTGATAGAGAGTAATACGGCAGACCGAGAGAAGAACAACAACACGGAGGGTGATCACTTTCTGACCATTCTGCAGGAGATTGCCGACTACTACGATAATCTGTATCAGAGAACGAGCAGTTCGGAGGATGTGGAAGACAACGTACTGGCGAAGTATGGTTTCCAAACCAACAGGCTGACGAAGCAGCAGGTGATTGATAACTTGGAAGAGTTTATTGATGATAATCTGTATGAGGAGCCAGACAAGGAAATGTATCATGAGTTGCGCATATATGAGCGACATGATGATGGCAGCTTGGGTAACATCGTGGGCAACGGAAACCATGATGATGTTGTAATGAGTACCGGCATCGGTCTCTTTGTGAGTCTTACGGACATGGAGAAGCCTAGCTGGAAGAAAGCGGAAAGAAGAAGCCGTGGTGGCGATGGTGTTCATACGGCGGCGAAAATTTAAGTCAATTTAAATGTTGAATTATTATGGAAAGAAACTTAGAAAGACAAACTTTGAGCTTTAGCAAGGGCATGACGAATGTGCCTAGCGACTTGCTTTCAGATGATTCTGAACTGCTAGAGAGCGACGGATTTATCTTTAAGGATGGAGAAATGAAGGCGGTACAGAAGGGGGTGGAAATTACAGGTGGCGTTCCTCTTGAAGGAAAGCTGGTTTATGTTCACAAACTGGCTGACTACAGGAACCTTATAACATATATTGAGGATGGAACAAAGCTAAAATGTTATATTAAATTCAAAGATAATCAAAGCGAAGATAGAAAGACGCAAACAATAGAACTAGGTTCAAAACTACTCGATATTAAGCATGTAGGAAATACTTTAGTCTGTGCTACAGAAGAAGGTATACATTATATTTTGTATAAAGGTAATACATATAAGGACTTAGGTAAGGAACTGCCCATACCAGATATTAGTTTTGCCTTTACCAACGAAGAGGAAAAAACAGAACTGGAGAAGGACAGAACAGTATGCAGAATGCGAACATTTGTAAGCGAAGTGAAAACAGAGGGTTATGGATATTTGTGTTATGACGAAAGCGGAAATTTCACAGGTGTAAAGGATTCGCATGACGGAGCAGCAAAATACACTCTTGATTATCATCATATTATGAATGAGTCTGACACCGAGAAATATACTAATTTTCAAAATGCAGTTAAAGGGCACGCTGCAGAAGCCATCGAATATACAAAGAATAAAAATCTCTTTGCATTTCCCTTCTTTATTCGTACTGCATTGAGAATGTTTGACGGAACAACATTTGCTAGAATTTCAAACCCAATTATATGTTACCCTTCAACCAAGAAGAATTGCAAGTTTGGTCCCTGTGTTTATGATTCAGACAAAAAGAACTGGATAATCACTTCAGACAAAATTGCTACGAGTGGTGATGCTTCCTGGCAATATATGCTCATATTGAATTATTCTCACCTTAATTTTAAGATAGACTTTCCTAACAAAGATGATTGGAAGGATATAATCAAAGAGGTCGTGGTATTTGCATCTGACGATGTTGTTCCATTTGAGATAGATTCTGACTGGTCTTTCAAAACCGTAAGTGAACTAAGCGGAAAGACTTATTATGATTACGTAGCAGCAGATCATTATTCTGAGAAAAAAATAACATTCAATTGGCATACTTACCAAGCCAGAGAACTGATAGAGCCTGTTTATAAGACAGAGCGTAAGATTGTAGACGAACTCTTAGGAAAGACTCAATTTTACAAGTTGTTCTCGTTAGAACTTAATTCGGAATATCTGGATAACATCTGGCATGACGCTTCTGCTTATGACGAAACGGTTTCTGATGTAAGAATTATGCCGGAAGGAAGACTATCAAACTTGAAAGAACAGGAGCAGTTAAAGGTGGACGATTATTACGGATGGACCAATCTGACATCTTCAAAACTGTTCAGTTATAACAACAGAATAAATCTGATAGGAGTAAAAAGATACCCATTTAAAGGCTTCACCATATTCAGAGCTGGTTACACAAGCCCGACAAATGCTTATGGGTTTGTGAAATACTATGTGCATATAGTTTCACAAACTATGGACACTTGGGTATTGTCTAACGCTCTGCTGATAGATAAGGACTACCAGCCTTATAACGACTGGTACTTTTATCCTGATCCAAATGCAAAGGAGATGCTTATCATGGTAAATAAGTACCAAGAGGGTAAAACATACTACTACAACATCAATCTGCAAATGCATCCTATGTTAAACGGAAGTTATAGTTTTGCCGCTTTGCCTCCAACTTTACTGGCTACAGGTAAGGACGTAGCAAACAAACAGATAGGAGGATTTGAAGATTTGAACTCTAACATATATACCTCAGTAGTCAATAACCCATTTGTATTTGAGGCATCGGGAGATAATACGGTTGGAACCGGAAAGATACTCGGAATTATTGCCAACACAGAGGCGGTAAGCCAAGGTCAGTTCGGTCAATATCCATTGATGGTATTTACAGACGAAGGTATCTACGGCTTATCGGTTAACTCGGAAGGACTCTATAGCAGAGCCTATCCAATATCAAGAGAGGTATGTAATGAGGATTCGCCACTGGTGCCGACGGACCGGCTTGTGTTCTTTGCTGCAAAGAAAGGACTGATGGCGGCAAGCGGTGGAAGCGTAGCCTGCATGAGCGAACAGATGAGGGGAAGAGTGCCGAGGAACTTTGCAACCTTCGGTGAAGGCAAGTTCCTGGATTTTCTGAAAGACTGCTTTATCGCCTACGATTACAGAGACTCCATATTGAGAATGTTCAGCAAGGGGAAATCGTACCAATATATATATAATATGGTAGACAAGACCTTCTCGATGGTGAATAGCGGTATAGGGGCACAGGCGGTAGTGAATGATTATCCGGATAATCTGATACAAGATACTAACGGAAACGTCTATTCACTCACGTCAAAGCCAGACATCAATGAAGATACGGAAAGCTATAGCGGATCATTTACTACCAGACCTTTGAAGCTGGGCGGCAGCATGACGTTGAAATCGCTGAGAGCGGTGAAGCATCTTTTTGATTCGGACGAAGGTACGATTGGGCTGGAGATATACGGAAGTAACGACTGCAAGCACTGGTGCAAGCTACCAAGCGTCGGCGGTAAGCCTTGGAAATATTTTACTTTCAAGTATACGCTGCAGAACTTCAAGGCTGCTGATTCCTTTGCTGGCAGTATAGTGGAGGTACAAAGCAGACGAGAAGACAAAATGAGATAATTCTTTCATACGCGCTAATTTATGATAACATGAAAAAGGCGGCTGCTCATCACGAGTGGTCGCCTTTAAAATGAGTTATGAAAAACATTTTTTAAAAAGATGATTCTCTTTATATGTGTGTTATCTGATTTTGATATTATTTATACAATACGCTACGATGTAGCCTAGGATAAAGCAGTAAAGATGCAGAAGTCCGTTGACATTCGGCACGGCCATGGTGCAAATAATAAACGGCATCGCTTTCTTTAATGCCTCTTTCCATCGCCCTGTCCTACCCCACATCAAACCAAAGGAAGAGAATAGGAAACCGGAAAGCCCCATTGTAGGCTGACTAACATACATGGGCAACAGACTAGCGACAGAGGCAACAGCCAGAGAAGTGACTGGTTTCATATCATTCTTTATCTGCCAAAGCACCAGAAGGTTTACGGCAAGATGAAATCCGTTGACATGGAAGAAGCTATACAGGATATGATTCTGCCAAGGGCAACCGGGATAGAAACCGACGTGCCAAGTACACAGAACGAGGCAGATGATGCTAAGCACCAGCTTTGTTCGAAAGTTTCTTCTTACGAAGGTCCATTTCTCTGTAATTTTTTCCATACTTCTTATAGTAAGCGAAAATAAACTTGAGATTACTTGGCTGGATAAAGAACTCTGGTGCAGGCTCAGAAACAAGGAACTGGCAGATAAACCATAAAGATTTGCCCACGAACTCCTTGCGCTGCGTCATTTCGTTCATTCTATCGAACAGCGTATAGTACAACTTCTGCCGAATCGGCTTCATGCTATCCACCTTAGAGAAGTCGCCGACTGCCATTCTGCGGAGTATATCCCAAGCTCTTTTGGGAGAAACATAGTATCTGGGAGCCGGAGAATGGACCACCTTTTCCCAAGCCTCCTGTTGGGAATGGCAATTAGGAGCTATCTCCCGATACGCCTTCATCAGATCATCCCTCTGTCTGTCAATCAATTCGTAATTTGCTCTTGCCATATAAATGCTACATTAAGATGCTGCAAATATACATATTATTTAGAATATGACCAAATAAGAGCATAAAGATTTAAATAAGTTTAATATTAGGCTGATTTTCATGGCATTACGAAAGAAAAAGCTTAACTTTGCAACAAAATGAGATGTAAATCTTAGAAACAGTTAGCAATTTGTAAAATCAAACCATAAAATCGTAACAAAATGAGAACAAAACAGGAATCGCCTCTCTCAAAAGAGGAGGAAGCCTTAGTAATGGAAGGCTTATTGAGTAGGAAGATTTGGAGGTTCTATGAACTTCTATCAAAGTGGGCACCCATTCCATTGATGCTAGGTCACTGGTACGGCGTATGGGACTATGGGCACTATCCCTAGACCAACGGTTATAGATACCGATTTGAACGGGAACTGCATTATCTGGATTTATGTACTGGCATACATTTATATGCCACTGACCATGATACCGGTAAGTTTCTTCTTCAGATACTGCTGGATATTCCGCATTCCGTTCTTCTATTTCTTCGGTATAAACGCTATCAGATTATACTATCAGCACTGGCTCATCACTCCCGAGCAGTTGGAGATGCACCATGTGTTTATCATATTTACTTTAATGCTTTACGCTTATGGATTTATCAAAATCGCTCTATCGAATAGCAGAATCTGCCTTCGGGATGCTAAGAAACGATGAGTGTGGGTTTACAGAGGAAGAAGAGAGGATTGTGCAGAGGAATCTTCTTTACTGGATGGAAAGGAAGCATCACTTTGACGAGCAACTGGGCAGAGCCTGCATCGCCAACATCTATTATTTTGATGATGATGTTCACAAGAAGTATGCTCCTTACTTCGGGTTTGATGAGTTGAAGGAGGACTATGAAAGGCTATCTTGGAACATACCGGACTACAACTTCTGGGATTTTGCGGTAACGATGAATAAGATGTATGCTGACCATATAGACGTGGTGGGCAAATGGTCGAAGAACAAAGATACCACAAGAAAAAGGATTTCGGAACTGGCTATCAGTTTCCTCTGTGACGAATCGACAAACCACCCTACAGATAAAATCTGGTGGTACATGAACAGCTAAGTTGGAACACGGCAAAAGCTATTGAAAAGCCATTTATCTTTGTAGCCATTAATCATAAATAATGATATATGGCAGAGATAGTACATACATTTTTACAAGAGCACCTGTACAGATCGGCATTGGTTATTGCCATCTGCATGGGTGCTCTTATCATTTCTATGGGCGTGGACCTGTTCTTCGGCATCAAGAAAGCGAAGGAGAACGGACTGGCTACGACAAGTACAGGATTCAAGAAGACTTGCGACAAGGCGAGGAAATACTTCTCTCCCTTCATGGTGACGGTCTGCATAGACCTGATAGCCTGTACGGTTCTCCCCTTCCCTGTCTTCTCTATGATATGGGCAGGATATTGCGTGTTCTGTGAATTTGTAAGCGTAAGGGAGAAAAGCTGGCAGAAGGCTGAGATACGGAAGCAGGAACGTTCTTTCAGCATACTCTTAGAAAACAAAGAAGACTTGGCTAGGGCTTTTGCTGAGATTATGAAGGAGCAGGGAAAGGAGGAGAAGAAATGAGACTGATTAAGAGAATTTTTGTTCATTGCAGTGCCTCTTCACAGAAATGGGGCGTGAAGGAGCTTTGGGATGAGTTTAAGCGCAAAGGCTGGAATAATCCAGGGTATCATTACGTGATTACTGCTGATGGTGGGATTCACCAGATGCTGCCGGTAGAAATGGTTAGCAACGGCGTGAAGGGATATAATGCTACAGCTATCAATGTGGCTTATGTTGGCGGCATCAACAAGAAAGGAAAGGCGGTAGACAACAGAACTGAGGAGCAGAAGAAATCGCTTATCACTCTGCTTACTCAGCTGAAAAAGAAATATCCGGATGCTGAAATCTTGGGGCACAGGGATATTTCGCCCGACAAGAACCATAATGGTGTGGTGGATGCTTGGGAGAGAATCAAGGAGTGTCCTTGTTTTGACGCTAAAGTTGAATACAAAGATATATAGCCTATGAAATGGTATAACATTAGGTTTTGGAAATGGGCTTGCATCGGGCTGGTGATTGGGGTTATCCTATTGGCGTTTACAGGATGCAAGACGAAGGAGTATATCAAGGTTCCTTCTGTTAGAACAGAATACGTATGCAGAACTGATACTTTTGCTAAGTTGGATAGTATCTATATGAAGGATTCGGTGTATGTTTTTCAGAAAGGTGATACGGTTTTCCATAACAAGGTGGTTTATCGGGACCGGTATCATAATATATATAAGGTGAAGACGGACACGATCATCAAGAGGGATTCTGTTGCCGTGCCTTATCCTATAGAGCGACAACTGACGAAGAACGAGCAAAGGCTGATGTCGCTAGGCAGATGCTATATCGCCTTTCTGTTCATACTGGCGGTTTGCGCGATAGGGTTTACTCTCTGGTACAGAAACAAAAAGTGCTAGCTTATGGCGAAGATTAGCGAAGAACTGCAGATGATTGATTCGCTCCTGATGGAATTTCATGAGCGGATTCAGAGCGGAAGATGCTTAACTAACAAACAGCAAAATGCTTTCATGTTAGATTTTCTGCACCGCATCGCCAACAAAGACGAGCCTATCAGCAAGGCTGAGGCATGCGGCTATGTTCATGTTTCGAGGGCTACCTTTGACCGCCTTGTGAAAGAAGGAAGGCTGCCAAAGGGTAAAAAGCGGAAAGGATGGACCGAGCTGGTTTGGTACGAAAAAGATTTAGATAAATATGTAGATAGATTGGTATAGATTTTACTTTTTTATTTTTAGTTAGTTGTATTAATTAGGTTTTAAGTAGATTGTTTCATTACAAAAAGAAATCCCCACTCGGCTGTGATAGCTGGGTGGGGATTGTGGGTTATTTATTTCATGAATGCTATCCAAATAGTTTGGTTCTTGATGGTGGTACGATGTCCGAATATCGGTTTGTAATCGGTGATTGCCTTTAGCACATCACTAACCTTTATCTGCTGCTCGTTCCACTTAAAAATGAGTGTTCCGTTTGTTTTCAGCACCCTCATGCCCTCATGGATAGAATCGTTGATGAATGCTTGCCAATTTTCGGGCAGTTTGCCATATTTCTTGCATAGCCATGAGTTCTGCCCTACCTTTAGCAGATGAGGAGGGTCGAAAACCACCATATTGAACGTTTCGTCTTCGAATGGCAAATTAGTGCAATCGGCTATCATATCGGGTTGTACGTCTAATTTGCGTCCATCACATAATGTGTCGTGATATTCTCTTATGTCGGTAAAAAGAACCTGTGGGTCTTGCTTGTCGAAATAAAACATACGAGATCCGCAACACATATCTAATATTCTTTGTTTCATACGCTACTTCTTGTTAGTTTAATTGCCTTTATAAGCCGGTGATCTCCTGCTATTTTCCCGGAATCTTTCTTACCATGATAATAACCAAATCTATAAGCCCAATATCGGGTTTTATAGACTTGCTTCATTATCTTCTTTGCTAATCTAATCTTCATACGCTATAATTGCTCTAGTTTATTAATTATCTTTGCAAAGCGGTGCATGTAATCAAAGTTAACGCTTTCACCATGCTCACGCACCATTCTGTTATATAGCCAACGTAGATGCTCCGAATCCTCGTGGAACTCTTTAATGTCTTGTTCGTCTAAGACTATTTGTCTTTCCATACGCTACTTCTTATCGAATTTATTACCAACTCTTTCTATTTTACCAACTTCCAGAACATGTGGAAGCAAATAAAGAGGTTCATTCTCGCTAGCTGCCACAAAAGCATAGTCCTCTTCTGACCAAAACACTTCGGCTGTAGGCTTATACCCTACGAAATGTATTAGGTCGTGCTCCCAAATTTCATTGCCTTCGCAATCTATTAACCCTGTGAACTGACAGACAGTAGTAGGGTCAATTTCATGAAGCGTTGCACCGTCTGATGCTACGATACCTATAGTAGTTTTGCTAAGTGCAGGAATCTTCATTACAACAAAGCTTCCGATTATCCATTCCCCGTTGTCAAGACGTTTAGCCTTGAACTTTATATTTTCTGTTTTCATAAGCTATTCATATAAAATTGTTACTATTTTACTTTTATCGACCTTCAATATAGCCTCTTTGGCTTTATCAACCGAAGGAAACAAATACACTGGGCAAAGGTTATATGCACCATAATCCCAATAATGGATAAGCCCAAAGAGCAATGAATGTCTTTTATCTACACGATAAGCCAATATTGGATTACCCCAAGAATCGTAATGTATACCATTGATAGGCTTATTTTTACGATACATATCTACTATTCTATATGTTGCCATAACTATATCTTTTTAAGTTTTATCTTTATTGCCTTCAGATTTCTTTCATCTCCATCCCAGAAGCATGAACGTCTAAGATAGAAAGGTTGACCTTTAAGCCAAGGGAACTTATCATAAAAAGCCTTCCATTTAGCTCTTCCTGCTTTCAAAGAAGGCACTTCAATACAGCTTCTAGCATAGCAGCTACCAAAGACTAATGTATTATCACAAACGTTTTTATCCATAACTATTCCTCCAATTTTGGTTCCCAGTATTTTTGCCCGCAGTAATCTTCCCCACATAGCTCTCTACTGTTCTGAAACTGACAATTAGAACAACTTCGCTCGCTTGGATTCCACAGCATGAAATAAATTGCATTATGAAAACCTTGGTCATATATCGCTTGTTCAAATGCGTCAAAATCTTCCGTATAAGCTCCTTCTTCTTTTGCTTGTTGAATTATTTCATTTATTTTTTCATTAATTTCCATAACTATTCCTCTGCTTTTATTCAATTTCAATCTTTCTAATGTAATATTCACATGAACCATTTTCTCTGCTGTAATAGTCTTTTGGCATTTTTGAACGTGCCTTATCTAATGTAGTAAATATTAGTTGTGTTGGCTCATCTTCGCCTTCACAGAAACCGCCACTAACATAAGTACGTTTACACCAAATCTGATACAATATCATACGCTATTCCTCCAATTCTTTAAGATAAATATATACATCTGTAAATGTAGAGTTTGACAGTTTTTTATATCTATTTACTATATCTTCTACAAGATACCATTTGTTTTCAATGATAACTTTCTCACCTATACGAGGAATATTATTGTAACGGCATGTTTCATATTGCAATATGAAATTTTCCTCATCCTCTTTTTTATTAAAGAATACATTCATAACAATCCCTTCAATTTTAAAGTCATTTCCTCAACCAAGTTTTCAACTTCTCCCCAGTCGTGAGGGTCAAATCCTTCATTAAATAAGGCACTCTCAGCTATTTTTTGTATTTGGTTTAAGAGTTTAAGAAAATCTTCTTGGTCTATTACTACTTTACTCATTGCTTATCCTCCTTTGTATTACACGTTGCTTGGTCTCCTTCATAGTAAGGAGCACCGACTTTAGGTAATATCTGAGTATTTCTATTACATAAACATTGCATTACCCAAGGTGCGTTTACCTTTCCACACCTAGGACATATCCATCCTTCTTGTGCCATATTCTTTTCTTTTTACCCTCTCCCTTTTACAGGAGAGGGTGGTTAGTTACTCTGTTACTTTCTCTAAGGAAAAATAATCAATTCTCCAAGCTTCATTTACGTCTTTGTAAGGTTCTCCGTTTTTCTTTATTTTTCGGATAAGAAAATGAACCTTGATTTCATTCTTGCCAAGAGACATAGCATCTTTTAGACGTTCTATGAGAAAGATATTGCCATTTTTATCTTTCACCTTGTCACCTTCCTGAAAAGGTAACAAACTTAGGAAGTCGTTCATTATATCATTCTTCTTTTTGCGAAGCTCTAATATTTGTGAATCCGCCATCTTTAAACAACCTTCTATATTCTGTAATTCGTTGTATAATTCTATTTCTGTCATATTACTCCTATTATGTCCGAAGACGTTAAACACTAATGTAAATAAATATTTTTATCACCTAAATCTTTTAATGCTATATTCTTACACTTTTGGCAAAGAAATTTGTTTCCCAAGCCTTTGTCAAAACACGCTAAAGAAATAAAATCTTCTGGTTGGAATTTGTGCCCACAGCAAAAGCAAGTCTTTTGTACTGACAAATTAGACCTCTCACGCAACTCTTTAAAATTAGCAAACGTCCCAAAGTGCTGTCCTTTTTCACACCCTACAGCTTTGTAGACTTTCTTAGTTATTTTTACTACTTCCATACCTACACCTCCATTCCTCTCTTAAGCCTTATACCAAAGAGAAAGTGTTGCAGTTCCGAAACATAACCAATATATTCACCTAAACCAAACCCATCAACAACAATAGACCATTTGTAAGTTTCCCTATCTCGTGACACTATTCTAAATTTGCGGCTTTGATGTATATAATTATAATCGGAGACTTTCTTCCATCCATTCTTTTCTAGAATCTCTGGAGTAATCATTACTTGCCTTATCTCATCAATATCAACAAAACAATACACCAGCCCTTCTTTAGGACAAGACAAGTCAAAGTGGCTTCCGTCTCTTGGCTCTTTAATAACCACGATTTTATTGTTATACTCAACAATATCACCAATAATAAACTTCTGTTCCATACGATTTACTTCTTAAAACGCAATTCTAAAATCCTTACTTTTCAAAGAAGGTTTCTTACTGAGAATGAATTCTTTAAGATCTTCAAAATCTATCGGGAAGAGCGCACAATATTTATACTTTAATGTGCAGATGAATCTTCCGTTGAGCATTACATCAAATACAAATGTTTTCATTGATTATCTCCTTTCTTGATTAAATCAAGTAGTTCTTCCACGAATACCCAATCAGTAAAAGTATATGCTCTAACTCTAATTTTCCACATTTCTTGATATGTGTCACAAGCAGTTTCATTTAACATGGCGTTCATGTCGTAGAGCTTAATATTACTATTCACTTTTGAGAATGCGAGAATCTTACCGTTATCATTTCTAGGAACTTCGCTAGCAGGATGAAGCAATTCATTCAAATCGATCAAGAATTCATTGATAGCCCACTTAGCACCTAGTCCAATAGCTTCTTTGATGTCCCCCTCATAGAACATTTCTTCCTTTTCATCATTGTTGAAGACTATCTCTTCACCATTGAGCAAGAATCTATCCTCGTAGATTTCTTCCTTTGCAGCTTCTATTTTCTTATCGTCTATCATACTTACTCCTCCTCTTTTGTTCCATACTCCTGTTGTAACTTCTTGACCTCGTTCACGAACTTACTGACATCAATATCACAATCAATTACCTCTTGATGGTTTTTGATGGCATCTTCTATCAGATGAGTGCATTCTTCGGTAAAACCACAGATATGATCACCTTCGATGGTGTAAAGATACTTGTGCGTGTTATAGTAAGCACACTGGCAGAGAGTTAAGCCCTCTGAGTTGAGGCGACCTCTTACTTCGGAATTATTGATGCGAAGGACAACCATCTTACCCTTGCTTGAATAGTACTTACGGTATTTGATTCGGTCTGCTATAGCTACCAACAACAGGATAGCTAGCACGATGATAACATCTATTTGAATTGTATTCATAACTTTCATTTTTTTATTGTTTTTATCTTAATTCGTCCATTCTTCCAGGATTTTGAATGTTCTGTTCCTTATTGACATCGTGGAGGCTGACGGATGGCAATGTATGCGTATCGGGGTCTAAACCCTTCGACTTGCAGTAGTTTCTCCATGCCTCCATGCCATGAGGTTTCTTTGCATCCTCTATCGCTTTCAGTCGCTCTTCTTCTTTTCTGCGCTCGTCCTCTACCCTTCCACGCTCAAGCAGAAGTTCTTTTTCGTATGAATCAAGTGCTACCATTAAATCTTGTGGATTGATGGTAGTGGCAGTAGACTTGTCTTCATATTCATGCTTATACTGATACAGTTTTCCATACTTACCTTCCATTATCCTAATAAAGGCATAATCGAGTTCTGTTGTAGTCCAATAATAGTACTTGGTACATAATCTTGTTGCAAGCATTTGTATCTGAAACTCTGTGACTATATCGAAGACTCCAAGAAAAGTGAATAGTTCTATCAGCCTGCCCTTTACCCATCCGACGAGTGAGCGCAAGCCACCTTGCTTCTGAACACCGAGCAAGGTGGTTGTACTTTTACATATAGCACTCGTAAAGGAAGCTGGTCGGACATAGTTCGGATTATCCTTGATAATCGGAACCAAGGATTCTTGCAGCCTTTGCTGCGAGATTGACAGTTCGTTGTTGTTCATAATCTTGCTTTTGGATGATTTCGTCATTCCAGCACTCGCCATTAAGATAAGTGAGTGGGTCTTTTCTGTATATAGGGTCGGGCGTGGATGCTACGTAAAGGGGAGTTGCTTTCATGCAAGCTACCTTATCATTTAAGCTTAGCTTATTCCACTTAGCCTCTGCCTTCTTGCGTCCTCGTTTTTTATTGTAGGCATTCCACCATTCCTCAAAAGGCGGTTCGAAGACCAACATCTGTTTTTGCTCTTCTTCAACCTCCAAGTCTACCGTTTCCACTTCGGCATGATTGTCGAACAACTCAGAAGGCTTGTAATACTTACCCGTAAGCGCCCATCTTGCACCGGCTACAAAAGCATCTTGAAGGGGTTCGCTTTCCGAATATTTATTAGCCTCCGAATGGATTTCCTTTAACGTTTTCATAAGCTATATGATTTTGATGATTTATACCCAACCGGCACCCGAGTTCTCGAGTTCTCGCCTGCAATACTGCAAACCAACTTGGTCATCGGGTTCCGGAATCATGATACTGCGGACATTTGCGTAATCTATCACGTTTCGGATAACGCTGCTAGCCTCTGCTGTATTGAGGGAAGTGAGAGGCTTGTATTTGCGGTTGCCTGTCTTGTCTACCTCATCGGTATAGAAGATGTAGCTGCAAACGTTGCGCTGAATATCACGAAGCGTTTCGTAGAAGGTCTGCCCTAACTTTAGGGCGAGATAGCTAATCATGAAGTGAAGATAACTTGACTGCTTATCGGTCTGAATGGGGTGAAACTTCTTTAGTTCGATATTATACCCACATTCTTTGGCTTTCTGAACAGCCTTCACGATTCTCAGATAGTCGCGAGGATCATTAGGATTGTATACACTCATATTATTATAATTACATTAGATTGATTACTAAACCCTTGCAAGCATAGTCGGTTGGAACACCGAGGACCTGCTGGAATTTGTTTACGGCAACATCGGGGTTAAGATGGCGTGCTGAACCATGAATGAGGACGATGCGCTTGGCGGTATTGGCTGCCTTGCATTCGTTGAGATACTCGATAGAGTGAGCAAGGCTCATGTGGGAAAGACGGATGCGGTCGGCTTGGCTGACTATCGTCTTGCCTTCGTTTACGGCTTTCTCTAGGAGAGAATCATCATAGTTGCATTCTGCCAAGAAGTAGCGGCACCCTTGAACTACATTTTCCATATTGTAGCAATCGGTAAAGAACATCATGGTTCCCATTTCCGGATGATGAATGAGGAAAGAGAAACAAGGCACATCGTGTTCTACCTTCATCGGGGTTATGCTGAAAGCACCAAGATGATAGGTCTGTTCTTTAATCATGCCTTTTACTCCCTTGCATTTCTCGGATAACTCTTCGGTAGAGTAAGCATCGATTCCTGCTCTCAGAAAGTCTTTGGCATTTTTTGCATGATCGCCGTGGGAGTGACTGATAATCACTCCCACGCATTTTGATGTTTTGAGGTTTGCAACTTTCTTTACTTCCTGTAACGGACGACCTGCCTCTATACAGAGCTGCTGACCATTACTTGCCTCCAGTACGTAGCTATTGCCTTGACTATTGCTATTGACTACAATTAACTTCATAATTAACCTTTTTCCTATCCTTCATAAGGATGTTAGTTACAAGTCGGACCTTCATCTACTAAGTCATCAATTCTTATAGTTAAAATGTCGAGGTACTTTTCCATTGCTTCAAGTTGCTCTGTCATTCTTACAAACTGAAAACACCCAACTTTCATTTGGGCATCTTCTACAGACAAGAACTTACGTAATTTATCAATCTTTTCTGTTAGTTCATGTTGTTCTACAGCTAGTCTATCCAAGAATGTCTCGGCTGGTCTGTAGGCTTCTTCAAACACACTCTTAGGAGACCAAGACTTATATCCGTCCTTGTACTCTACTAAGTAGCCATTTTCCTCAACGGTTGCTGGCTTAATTTCTCTACCAAGCACTTTCTGTGCTTCTGTCATAGTCATAGGCTCTGCCATAATGACTTTTGTACCAATAAACTTTTTCATAATTACTTATATTTATTTTAACTTAAACTAAATTTTTGAGCCTGTGTCTGCTCATCATGTGCTTCCTCGGCATTCACGACTTTACCGGTATCAGCATTGACCGTAATAACGTTCTTTGCCTCGGCAAACTCCTCATCACGCTGAACGATGGCAGAAGGTCGCTCATCGGCATTGATAATCTGCTCAGCATCAACAGAAAGCTCACCCCATGATGAAAGAAGTTGTCGAAGAACCGTTTTTTCTGCCATGTCCTGAAAACCTGCAAACCATCCAAGACCTCCACCGGTGCCTTCAACGGATTGCTTGATCGCCAAATCTCTCAATTCCTGCCATGTAATTTTTGAGTACTTGACGGTTGGAGCGTAGGTCTTAGCAAACTTACATACCTCATCAAGAGACATGTACATAATCTTCTCGAAGCCAGACTTCTGCTTGAAATATGCGAAATATCCAACTGGCACATCGGTAGTCTTTTCTCCGCTGATATCGAGCGCACCAGTTACCTTGTCAAAACCTTGGAGTTCACCTTCATATACAGTTCCCTTATTGATGTTTGCATACTTGTTTGTACGAAGGGCGAGATTGATGTAACCCTTAGTTCCGATGATGAGGGTTGGAGTTGGGATAATCTCACCAGTCTTCTTATCTTTTTTGTTGAAGACTACGATGTATGCCTGCCCCAACTGCTTGTTGATAGGCAAGCGTAATCCTGCAGCCTTTACAGCCTCGCTCATGAGTGCATTAGGGTCACACTGTATCAACTGAGGATCAGAGGTAAACAACTCCATCAAGCTTGTGGTGAAGGCTCCCTTATTCTCCTTCATTGTATTCTGCAACAAGGTCTGGTAATAACTATTGTTCATTACCGCCTGAAAATTCTTAACTGCTACTGCCTTCTGAGAAGGCTGTGCTTTTGCTACTGCTGTATCTGCCATGATTATTTCTCCTCTTCTTTATGATTGATTAATACCTTAGCGATACCAGCCAAGGCTATAGTTCCCAAAGCAAGGTTGATTTCACCACTTTCCGGAAAAAGTTCTTTCGGATCAACCTCTACGCTATCGTGGCTATCTAACCACTCCTTTATATGGTTCGAATCCGTTCCGTCCTTCATGCCTCCTCCTAACGCTAGAGTACCCTTGATAAGGTCTTTGTCAACCAACATTTCTAATTTTAAAATTTCTGCCATGATTTTTATTTACTTATATGTTTGATTAATTCTTCTTTTGTTTTAAACACTTCGCTTTCTTTCCTTGTTGGGAAAACTGCGAACTTATACTGAATAGAGCAAGGTGCCTCGCCTATCTGCTGAAAGAATACACCCACGATGTTTGCACGTCGGATTTTGTACCCATCGAGCAGATAGACTGCGTCACCTATATCGAACTTCGTCTTGATTTGCATGATGCGTTTCAATCCATTGTGGCCAGAGCGAAATACTCAACCTTCAGTTTATCATCCTTTGATACTACCAGACGGATTTGCTGACCGCCTGTGCTGAGCGGATGGTTAACGCTTTCGCATTCATCGAGCACAACAGGAACCGATACATCATAGAACTGACCGATAGTGCGCGCGATGTCGATTCCGGCATTCACCTTTGCAGCACCATTGAGGCGGCTGTAAGGCACACCATTGTAATAACATTCGCAATAAGGTTTCTTCTCACCATCGAGTTTCGGAAGGAACAGACTCCACTTTACGAAACGGAAGTGCTGATTGACCTTATCTTCGAGAGCCTTGCAAGACAACTGATAGAACTCATTGGTGATGTTGAGTTTATCATCAATATCATCAAGCTGCTCCTGAAAGATGGCTTTATCCTTCTGTGCTGCTTCGATATGAGTCATTGTGTTGTCGTAAGATGCTTTTGAGGCGAGGAGTTCGAGTACTTCATCGTGCCTGTCAGAAAGCGGCTTTCGCTCTTCATAGAGTGATTGAAGCAACTTGTCGTTATCCTCGTTGTTATCTGATGGTTTGTCGAGTTCTGCCTGCAACTCACCAATCTCTTTCACTACCTGCTGATACTCTTCCTTGGAGGCAAGAATCTCCTCGTAGGTGCTAGGAACATCTGCAGCAACATCTGTCTTATACTTTTCTGCCTTTGAGAGGGCTTGATGAGCCTTGACAAGCTGGTTTGTGGTGGTCTGACGATCATCATTCAGTTTATCCAATTCTTTGTTGAGCTCGGTGTATGCGCTTTGGAGTTTAGCAAACTCATTGTTGAGTTCCTTCATATCCTCTGCCTTGCGAGAATTGAACCGGTTCTGAGATTCCTGTTTGAGGAGCTGAACATCACCGAGAGGGAGAGCCTGACCGCAATGAGGACAGAAACCTTCCTTATCATCCCATTCCCAAGTACGTTTGGCAATCTCATCGCTACGCCTGTTTAAGTCGCTAACCTTCTTCTTGCACTCTTCAATCTGAGCGTTTATCTGAACCTCGGTGGTAGGATAGCCACTCATGACAGCTTTGAGGTTATCAACCGTAGATTCTGCCTTATTGAAGGCTGCGTTGGCGTTAAGAACATCGCTCTGGTGCTTGGTCATGCTATCGGTAGACTCCTTGTCTGCGCCCTGCTCCATCATTCGCTTGCGTTTTTCGGCAAACTCAATCTTCTTGCGGATTCCGTCAAGGCGAACTCTGTCTGCTCCTCCGGTACGAATCTGCTGAGTCTTGTTGTCTATCTCTACCAGCTTTTCATGTAGCTCAGCCTTTTCTTTCTCCATGGCCTCCCAATCCTGCTTTGGTGGAAGGGTCTTGTCGAGTTCGGCGAGTCTGATAGGGACCGCATCGAGTTCCTTCTGAACTTCTGTGCGCTTGTGCTTGAGGTGGTGAAGGATGGCATCAATGTCTTTCTGTTTGAGGAGTTCAACAAGATAATCATACTTCTCTTCGCCCTTCGCGATGTCTTCGACAGAAATATCACCTGCCAACGACTGAAGGAATGCACGCTGATTCTGCCAAGTCATACCAAGGAACAGATTAGGACAGATACACCACGCAAATGGGTCTTCTTGGAAGATTCCGTCAACTACGTTGCTGAAATCTCCGGCGGTAGTCAATTCTCCATCAACATAGTACTTGAAGGTATTGGTGCATTTATCACCTTTCCACTTGTCGGTCAGAACTCGCTTGAACGAGATTTCATCGCCATCTACCAACATAACCAACTCGGATGAATGCTCTATCTCCTTGATGATGTTGTGATTCTCATCGAAGGTTTTGATATCGAGCTGCATGCCGTTGGTATCAGTACCGAATAATGTGTACATGATGGCGTTGCCGATAGTGCTCTTACCTCTTCCGTTGTCTCCCGAGATAACAGTAAGGTCTTCTCCGAAATCGAAAACTCCTGTGCGGATGCCACAGAAATTTTGCAGTTTAAGTGTCTTGAATAGGATTTTCTTCATTTTCATCTTTGTTTAAAGTTTCTTCTTTTTCTCTCAGTTCCTTATCGTATTCCTCGAATGCTCTTGCTGTAGCGTAGGTGAACTGGTCGCTATTGCGCATTGCATTCAAGATAAGGTTTTTGAGGTCTTCGGGCGATGCGTGCATGAATGCGTATGCCTTCGGAATGGTTCTGTCACCCATGAGGACGATGCAACGGAAATGCTTTGCCTCATCCCCCATCTTGTCAACTATATCAAGTACCTTCTTGATATGATTGAAGAAATTCTGTCTGATATTCTTTTTCATGATTTTGTTTTAAAACCTAGCCATGCTCGGGTGTTAACCGAGAAATGGGCAGGGAAAATATATAAACAACAAACTAAGCCTTATCTGTTGATCCTAAACCGCTACGAGTGCCGGTTACTTTGCCAAGTTCCAAGTTTGTGTCTGGAACGTAAGTGAAGGCGCCTTGGCAGATGCGTAGGGAATAAGGGATGATGAACTTGAAACCGAGCAGGCGCATGATGCGATGCTTTAACCTCCATCTGCCCGACTTGACGATGGCATGAACTTCTTCGCCATAGCCGCAATCAATCAAACCAAGAATTACGTCTAGGTTTGCTCTGACCTTGCCTAGATAGCCGCCATGTAGCCAAGAAGGGAAATAAACATCTAACAACATACCTTTGCCGGACATACCGCTACGTGGCTGAATCAACATCTTCATATTTGAAGGAAGTTGTATCTTGAACCCGAGCGGAACGTAAAAGCGTTTGCTTGGAGTTACTTCCGTGTCCTTGCTGCAATGAAGGTCGTAAGCGGCATCCGTCTCATACGCCTTTGTTGGGAAACACCCATGTGTTACCAATTCTACATTGATTTTTGTACATGATTTACTCATATAATCTATTCTTATAAATGTTTCTGTTCTAAAAGTTTGTCTACTTCTTTCTGATAGAAGGCTATCAACTGATTATACTCAAAGAGTGACCAGTTCTTGTTTTCTGTTCTTGCCCGAGCCTCAATCAAGTCAACCCTCTGTTCGCCAATCTGCTTGATAAGCGCGCGGCGATACATCTGGATATTGCCTTGATTGAAAATATTGCAAGCCACGCATTGCGGCCGGCAGTTATCTTCGCTGAATCGGGTTGACATGTAACGTCTCGACATGTAATGACCGTTCTGAATTTCCTTCCAAGGGAAAACCTTGCCGCAACTGATACATCGGCAATAACCTTTATCATCAGAATATTTCAGTCGAATATATTTAGAGAAGACCGCATCTAGCTTATCTCTCAGCTTACTTTTGCTAAGTCCGGCTTTCGCCTTCTTCTTTTCCTGTTCCTTCTTGGCTTTATCCCAAGGAGTCTTTTTTATAGGTGTCCTCTTGAGAGGAGTTTTCCTTTTTAAACCCATATTGCACGTAATTATCATTTGTAAAGTTTGAATACTCGCCCTCGGGCTTTCCGATGTCTGAGGACACATTTTTAATCTTAGAGTTGAGGATATTAATTTTCCTCAGCTTTGACTCGAAGATTCCCAAAGGTGCCCAAGGGTTTCTTTCGAGTTCTCTGTATATTTCGAGAACCTTTCTCCGGTACTTGTGGAGAGTAGGTTCGGATAAATCTATCATAAGCCATTTATTTTGAAGTTTAAGATAAAACCTGCCCATCCTCACGGACGAGCAGGAAAAATATAATTCTTAATTTATGAAAAATAAAAATATGAAGTCGCTGCCGCTACAGCGAAAAATCATACACAACAAAAAAATACATAATAGTCCACCTTAAGGATTCGGACCCAACTTCCCGATTTGATAAGAATGTATTAAGGATTTACACAAAACAGTTTCGGGCGTGCTAACCAACTACACCATCGGTGGATAACGGCATCATGCGCTACCATGAATTTAAGAGCCATGCTCACCGCTTTAGCTATCAGTCATAAAGACTGATGCTAGGGGATGCGGACTTATTGAAATAATAATCGCGCATTCCCTTATAATGACTTAACACTATTCGACTTTACACTTTTCCAATATGTCAAAGATCTTATGCCCGCAAACGGACAATGGGATTGTTCCGGAAACTGCTATATATAATAAGGTATAAAACGAAAGGTGCTGGTAGAATGCTCGACCACAACATTTCCTTATGGTTCGTGGCGCATGAATTCAACGCAAACAACTTATATTGCCACTGGGGCTATACCGCTCCACACCTAACAATTTCAAGAAAGTTATAATAACAATATCCAAAACTATATGGGGGATTCGAGACGAGTTGAACGCCTTTGCTCGGGTTTCCCCGCTCACTCCGAGTGAGCTAGCTCGATTCCCATGTTTCACTCCTATGCTCACGCACAAGAGTGAATTGTAACTAGTAACCAACTCTATCTATTGAAGATAGGTTTTGCAAATAAGAAAAAGAACTTTCTTAAATCGTTTAACTATGCTCACGCATAACCAGTTTTACAAACGCATATTGTCTGAATAACTAATCTAAAAGTTCAACAGCCAAATATTACACACTTAACACACTTTATCTGAGTTGTGGCACCTTGACAGGTTCTGCTCCGAATCGGTTCGTGGCACAGGAACGAATATCCTGAGCCTGTTTGCTATTACTCCGGTAAGCTAGAGCATTGTGGACTGTACTCTTGCAACAACCAAAAATTTTCATGATTTTAGGAATTTTATCTTTATCAATCAAAATTTTTTCTATTTTTACTACCTTTTTCATATTATTTTTTGTATATTTGCACTATAAATCTGTTTACAACGAGTTTTATTCTCGTTTACGGATGCAAAGATACATGTTTGTGGGCAAACATCCAAGAATATAGACACTTATTTATAGTTAATTTACGTATTTACACATTTATAAACACTAGCAGTATGGAAGGATTAAGAGATAGAATCAACGAGGTAAGAGACCATTACAGGCTGACTAACAGAGGGTTTGCTGACGCTATCGGGGCAAAACCTGCTGCTACGAACAATTATTTGAACGGCACAAAGGAGCCTTCGATGGAGTTTATAGACAGAATACTGACTACATACGTAGACATATCAGCAGATTGGCTACTTTGTGGCAGAGGCAGTATGTTTTACGATGCAGACAAGCAGACGGACGAAAAACTGCTGAAAGAACTAGCAGAGACAAAAGTAAAGTTGCTAGTACAGGAAGGAGTGGTTAAGGAGTTAAAGCAAATCATCAGCGAGAAGATTGCTGAAAGAGACAAAAGCCTTGTTGGCTGATACGATAAAAGGGAGCCTTCTTTGCGAAGACTCCCCTTGTTGTGTTACATCTTTCCTTCGAGAGCATCGAAAGCAGATTGTACGTCCTTATTTAATGTACGTGCGTATCTAGTAGTCTGACGCAAGGTAGTGTGCCCAAGCACCCTTGCCACGATGTTAATAGGCATTCCCTTCGACAGGAATAAGGTTGCCGCAGTCGCTCTACCCATGTGGGTATGCAGTCTGTCAACTCCGACCATCTGCCCGATCGCCTTCAAATAATCATTATACCTTTGATTCGTCATCTTAGGCAGCTTGAAATCATACTTCTGTAGTATCTCCAGTGCAGGTTTGAGAAGTTGGAAAACGAAATCCGTATCTGTCTTCGTTCTCTTAGCGTGATAGAACATCTTGCCGCCAATCTCCTCGCAGTTAGTATAATTGAACGATGCAAGGTCAGAGTATGCAAGTCCGGTGTAGCATTGGAAGAGGAACAAATCTCTTGCATGGAGAATATGAGGTGTTGAGAGTTTCAGTTTCTTGATGGCAGCAAACTGCTCTTCTGTGACACAATCAACATACTGCTTTTCTCCCTTGCCAATATGAAACGGAAGAAACTTATAAGGATTCTGCTCAATAAGTCCGTCTATCATCGCATCATTGATGAACAACTTGAGATACTTGTGATAGTCATAGATGGTGCATTGAGCCTTATCCTGTCTGTGGAGAAACTCATCCATCGCACGCACCTTCGACACATTGCAGTCTTGGAACGATTTTATCTTTCCCCATGTTTTTAGGAATTTGATAAAGACATCATAGCGTTTCTTGGTATGCTCGCACACCTTACGCTCATTACGTCTTCTCTCGCAGTACTCGATGAAAGAAGTTCCTTCGTCTTCTCCGTTCATTAAGGAAATGACGGCGTTCAAATCATAATTTCCTTCTTTCACTAACTTCTCAATGACCTCATGCGCTCTAGAAGTGTATGCAGTCAATAAGTTGTTGAGTTCATCTGCATCCTTGCGCTTGATTATCTTCTTTGTGGTATCAGACCATTGATTTGTTGTCACCTTGATACCGGTAGAATAATACTTGCGCGTACCCTTCGTACTAAAGCACAATTCGATAGAAACTTCCTTCTGAGAGGTTCCACGTTTCTGTCGATTGTGAAAAATACTTAAATTAATTTTTGCCATTTTGGTAACATAAATTTTGAAGGTTGGTATCATTTTTGTAACACTCACCTTCGTTCAACATTTTTCCAAATTTGGCTAAATCCCTCTAAACTAGAGTTTTACGGACATTATGTGTTTAAACTGGTTTAAAACGAGTTTAAGAAATCAATATTTATGACATAACACTTTTGAAAACTAAAAGCAGCTAACATAAATACCTGATATTCAGTACTTTATATTAGCTGCTTTAAACAAATTTTTCTTACTAAATGTAGCGTTTTTACGCCTAAAAAGTGATTCCGTTGGGGTTCGAACCCAAGACCCACAGCTTAGAAGGCTGTTGCTCTAATCCAACTGAGCTACGGAACCAACACTTTAAATCGCAAGCAGTCTAACTAGCCTGTATCAGACAGTCATTTTCTTATTTGCGGCTGCAAAGGTACATATATTTTTTGAATACACCAAACTTTTTCTCACTTTTTTCTGTTTTTATGCTTAAATATCGCAAAAAATAACTACCTTTGCATCCGTAC